GTAGCTTTTGTGTGTGACTTCCCGCAAGTGCTCCGGGATCAAGGCACAAGGGCCCTCAACAAAGAAACTATTATGATACCCCACAAGAAAAAGACTTTCGTCCCCGTACTCTTCCGGGCTTTGCGCGTCATCGTCCGGCATGATCTTAATGGTAAAACTTCCTCTTTCCTCTTCGTGTACTGTTTCCATGGTTTTTCCCTCCTGTTTTCTACTGGTTTTTAAAATACTTTTTTATACCCCTCGTATTCCGCCTTGGCAATCGTTAAAGCGTTTTCAAGGAATGATTTTCCCTTTACGGTCTCAATGTATTTCAATTTCAGCACGTTCCCTATAATAACATCAATTAAATGTTTTTCTTTTTTCTTTGCCATAACAATACCCTCCGCTTTTGTTAAAATGATAATATTGTAATCATGAAAATATACATCCCGACGACAAATAAAGCAATCCCACAAACCTCTATTAAATGATGTTTAATTCTGTAATTCATGTTTTGTGCCTCCTGTTTCCGGTTCGATTCATACTATAAATATACACCCATTTTTAAAACGTGTCAAGTGTTTTGTTCATTTATTTCTAAGAACGTGCGCTTTTAGGGCTAAAAAGCGTACATATTATTGTTAACTACAAATATTTTGAGCACTTGAAATGTCGTCTCATTTACCGTTCTAGCTTGTTCATTCGTTTAATGGTTCGACAATGAAATGTATGCTTATTTATAGGACGGTTACTTATTTAAGAACGTACAGCGGGAAAAGACGAATGTACATTTGAAAAAGGTCAATGAGACGACAATTAGAGGTTGTTATATTTGGAAATGGCGTTTTTGGGGTTGTGAGAGGGTGAATTGTTGTAAGTCCTCCGGTTTATGTGTGCCACGATTGCGGGGCTTGCGGGGCTTGCCGGGTGTATATAGGGAAGGGGTGATTTGGTATTTTAATTATGTACTCATTACCCTCTAAGATTTAGATAATAATGTAATTATATAGCTGTAGGGCTGTATGGTGGGGCTGTAGCTGCGTGTGCATTCCTGTAAGTTGCGGGCCTAAAAAATACGTTGTTAAAATATTTTACATTATGATAATGAGACTACACTCCCATGATGCGTGATCCCCATGCCCCGCACTCATGGAGAAATTAAAAAGCACCCCCACCCCTATCAAATATTGAGGCCGGGCGAACCAGGTCCACCACGCCCGCTGGATATATTATGTGATTTTTTTAAATTCGTTTCGGAACCCGTACCCCACGCCACCCCCGCCGTAGCTATACCTTAGCTATACCCGCACACGAAAGTATAGCCGTTTCAAAAAATAAAAAATAAAAAAATCGTTGACATGCAGCCCTTTTATGTGGTACCATTCTAGTAATAAGACAACAAACCAACAAACAGGAGGTAAAGATGTTTCATGTTAAAGTTGTAGGACAGTATGTTGCCCGCTCAGGGGTGATGGAGAAAGAGAAGGTGAAAAAGAATTACGAGATTGAAGGTAATATCCCGACGGTGACTGCTGCTTTGTCTGTCGTCAAGAACAAGTTACTTGCTCCCGCTCTGGCTAAGAAGTATCCTGACTACGTAACTTATCTCACTTATAACATCGTCGAGATCGTGCCGTTGGATGAAAAGTCAAAAGCCAGTATGCGTAAAGTAGAGATCAGTTTCATGGACAGAGCGACGATCATTGATTATGTGAAGGACAATGCTCTTCCTGTCCAGGTGGAGTATTATCCTAATCTATTCCGGTTGCGTGAAGCTGTGCAGTTGGCTAAGGAAGACCCAAAGGGTTATAAGAAGCAATTCGCTTTGAGGGAACCTGACCTGCGTCTTGACCTTGAGATGGCCCAGGCCAACCCTGAGCTGTTTGAGAGTGGTGGGGCTAACGGGTTTGTAGCTTCTGTGGGGAATACCCCCGCACAGCCGAAGGCTTCCAACTCCGCGCAGCTTGCTAAAAAGACGGATGACAGGCTTGCTGGTTTGGCTGCCGAGCAGATCCGTGATGGTGATATGGCCCCAATGGATGATGAGCCCCCAGTTTTGGAACCGGCACCAGAAGCGTCAAACGATGATTTGGAAGTAGGCGACCTGTAATGTGTCTAACGCTCGAGAAACTAAGGGAGGTGAAAAGAATGGTTGACTCTATGCCACCCCCGGCTCGCTTTGTTAGGGTCAACCCGAAGTTCTGGCGTGCAGTGAGAGACGGTTTCTCAGTCCCTTACGTCAGGAGACCGACTGAAGCTCTTTGGAACGGACTTCCTGTCCGGTTAGATAAGAGGGTAAAAAACGTAAAGGTGGTATATTGAGTGAATTCGAGAAACTCCGAGCTCTAGCTCTCAGGGCAGACGATGACCCTTTGGCGCCTGTCCTGGTAGACTACCGTGCTGAGATCATCTGGGTTGATGGCATACCTACCCTTGCCAATGCCCCCGTTCGTCTATCAGCGGCACCAAAGAGTTCTATGGAGGCCCTATTGATGAAGGTCTTAGACCTCCCGTATGATGGGAAAGACCCAGCGTTGCAGGGATTGACCAATGGTGAGGCTACGATGGTTAATCTCGCGCGAGACGCCGCAGCCGGGATGCCCAGCGCTAGGGAGATTGTCCTGGACCGTGTGATGGGCAAACCTCAACAAAACATCAAATCCGAGTCTGTCAACCTGACCGGGGACCTAAATGAGTTCCTGGACAAAGTGGCCGAGAAGACCCGTGTCCAGACCGTTGATGTCCCTGCTGAGGTTTCACCCATAACCGATGTGGAGGATTTGTGACCCAACGGCCTAAAGACATCCAGGAGGAACGACGGCGGGCTTTCAAGCTACTCTTAGAAGACCTGCCCACCTTTGCTGAAAACTGTCTTAAGATCAGAGACAAGCAGGGGAATATCGTGCCTTTGGTGTTTAATGAAGCTCAAAGGTATATCCACAGGAAGCTCGAAGAGCAGAAGAAAACCCAGGGGTTTGTGCGTGCCGTGGTCCTAAAAGGGCGCCAGCAGGGGATGTCCACCTACACTGCCGCCCGGTACTTCCAGCAAACCCTTCTTGGCCGCGGGTCCACATCCTTCATCCTATCCCACGAAACGAAATCTACCGCAGCCTTATTCTCTATGGTCAAGCGTTTTGTCGATCACCTACCCCCCGGCATGAGCCCGGGCCTGGATACATCTAATAAAAACCAATTAAAGTTCAGCGGCACCGAGTCTGAGTATACGGTCGGAACCGCGGGGAATGAGGATATCGGTCGATCGATGACCATTAAATACCTTCACTGCTCTGAGGTAGCGTTCTACGCCAGGACCGATGAGCTGGAAACCGGTCTGTTTCAGGCTGTTGCCGATATGCCGGGAACCGAGATTATACTTGAGTCCACAGCTAATGGCCTTGGGAATATGTTCCACGAACGAGCTATGAAGGCGCAAGCGGGTGTCAGCCTTGAGCAGTTGGTGTTCATCCCCTGGTACTGGCAAAGGGAATACCGCCTGCCGCCTCCTGCCGGGTTTTCTCCAACGGAGGAAGAATCTAACCTAATGCAGGCTTACAAGCTGGACCTGTCCCAGATGTACTGGCGTCGTATGAAGATCGCCTCTACTAAGGGCGGGCTTTGGAAGTTCCAACAGGAATATCCGTTCACCCCAGAGGAAGCCTTCCTGATGTCCGGTGAGACATTCTACACCAAAGAGTCTCTGATGGCTGCCCGGAGATGTACGGCCACCTCGCCAAACGCACCTATCATTATGGGTGTCGATTGCGCGCGTACGAATGACCGTTCGGTATTTACCCTCCGGCAAGGGCGGGCTGTTATCCATTACGAGGTTCATAAGGATTTGAGAGCAGAAGGTCAGGCTCCGACACAACAACTTATCAGTATCGCTGCTCGCCTGATCGATCGGTATGGTGTTGCTAAATGCTTTATCGACGTCGGTTACGGCTACGGCGTTATCGACGGGCTGCACACCCTCGGCTACAAGAAGGAAGTCATGGGTATCAATTTTAAACAGCGCCCCATCGACGACGTTCGGTTTTTGAACAAACGTGCTGAGATGCACGGCCTGGCCCGGGATTGGGTCGAGGAAGGCGAGACGAGCATCCCCGATGATGACCAGTTCGTGTTCGATCTATTGTTAATTCCGCAGGAAAAAGAGACACCCACTCATAGAATGTTTCTACCTCCAAAACCAGAGATCAAGGCAAAGAGTAAAGTTAGTCCGGACATCGATGATTCTTTTGTCCTGACATTCGCTTTTCCCGTAGCACATAACTTCAGAGAGGGAGGCCGGCAACCCCGTCGAGCCAGGAATGTCACGCAGTCCAAGTCCTCAAGCGCCCTCACCACACTGAACCGTCTTAGACAAAAATAATAAAATATGTTTGACATAACTCCTTTTGTTCGCTAGAGTAAAAATGAAAGGGGATTACCTATGGCAGAAGCAGTCGCTAATATAGCTGTTATGTTTTTCGTTAGTAAGGGCATAGAGGAAACTGCCAAAGGTACGGTCTCCGCGTTTAAAGGTAAGGGTAAAGAAGAGACCCCTGTAGGAACCGGTCCGGATAGCCCCGAGGCAGAGAAACTAAAACAAGAAACCGCCAAAGAGAAAGAGACATCGGCTGCTCGTCGTACGTTATTTGCGGAACCCACTTCTGGGTTTGGTCCCAACACTAATTTAGCCCGGTCGTTCTTGACGACTCTCTAAGGAGATTATGGCCAATAAGCCGTCTAAAGTTAGACTTTATAAATTCAGGTACAATAAATTATACGCCGAAAAACGACAGTGGCATCCGATGTACCAGTTGATCGGCGAGTACGTTATGACCCGCAAACAGAATTTTCAGATATCGGGTCAGCCCGGTGAGTTCTTAACTGAACAGCTTTTTTCTTCCGTAGCACCTAACTCAAATCAGCGTATGGCATCCGCCATGATCGGGAACCTCTGGCCTAATGGCGCGCGTTCTGTTCGTCTTGTTCGGCCACGTAATATTCCCAATACAAAAGAAAATAAAGATTTCTACGATGAGCAGACAGATATCTTTGTTGATGTTCTTGACGCTCCGGAAACCGGGACGATGACAGCACTTCAGGAATACATGCTGGACCAAGGGGCTTTTGGTATTTCAGGTGTCCAGGTAAACAAGACCGGAGACCTCACAGACCCGCTTCGGGTATCGGCTCTGAACGTAAAGTATTTCCTGATCGATGAAGATAAAGACGGATTCGTCGATACGGTATTTGTTGATAAGGTATGGACAGCCAAACAGATCGTTGAAGAGTATGGAATTAAAAATGTATCCATAAGAGTTAAAGAGGCGCACGAGAGTTTTGATATCAAGACGACATTTAAGGTCGTACAGATAATTGAACCTAGAAAGAACGCTCCGATCCGGCCACGGAAGAATACCGAGTACCCTTTCACATCCTTCCATTTTGAATTTGATAGCGAAAAGATTTTACGCGATAGCGGGTACTTGAATATGCCTGTTGTCATATCTCGGTTCTTGAAAGCTATGGGTGAGAAGCAGGGACGGTCTCCCGCTATGTTCGCTATTCCAGCGATTATGCGCCTCAATGTTGTGTGGGAGTTGTTGATGCGTGCAGGGGAGAAGAAACTTGACCCACCGCTCTATTTACTTGATAACGGCGTTCTTGGTGGAGATACTATTGACACCTCACCAAGGGCGATAAATACTTTCAGCGTATCTGGAATGGGGGAGAAATCACCTGTGGGTACGCTTTTTGATGTGGGCCTGCTTCAGGATATCTACCCGATCGCAGAGACTTTGGTTAACGATATCACACAGGCTTTCTTCATCGATCAGCTTATGGACCTCAACAAGGATTCCCGCATGACTTTAGGGGAGGCTCAGATCAGAGACCGTATTCGTGGCGAGGGATTGAATTCCATATTCAAGCGCCAGGAGACAGAATTTTTTAGTAAGTTCGTCAGAACAACTTATAACATGCTTCTTGAGGAAGGGTTGCTGGGGGTTATCCGCGGGAGTGCTGCGGAGGAACGGATTTTAGCTGCCGGTCTGGTTCCTCTACATATCCCAGGAGACATCGCAAAGGCTATGCAGAGAGGGCAAAAGGTATATGATATTAAGTATGTCTCACCCGCAAGCCGCATCATGCGGACTGAAGAGCTACAGGGGGTTGTTCAGGCGCTAGATATTACACTTGGTGCGGCTCCTTCCTTTCCAGAGATGGCTGATTGGTATGATCCTGAGAAGCTGGTTAAGAAGATAAACGAGCTGTCCGGTGTTGACGAAGAGGTTTTAAGATCGTTTGAGGTAGTTACGAAGTTACAGGAGATGCGGGCCCAGGCGCAGGAACAAGCTATGCAGGTTCAACAGGCTCAGGTTGGGGCGGATATAGGTATGAAAGTTGCCCAGGCACAGAGCATGAAACAAGGAGCTATAAGTGGCCGACCAAGAGGCTAAGAAAAAGGAGTCATTAGAGCTGGCTCGCGCAATCAATCAGATAGCCGAAACACAGGCCGGCCAACTCTTTTTCCGTTGGTTAGCGAATCAGTGCCATGCGAATCGTAGTACGATCGTAGGAAATCCGCAAACTTTCGAGATCAACACATTAGGTTCAGTTTGCCAGGCTTACGCACAGGGGATATATCTCAAGATCAGACGCGCCATGAGTGAAAAAATAAAACAAAAAATAGAACAATAAGGAGACACCATGCCAGACCCAGAACCAAATGTGGACCCGAAGGTATCAGTAAAAGTAGACCATAGTGCGGCGGACCCCAATGCGGGTTACACACCCCCAGACCTGAATTTACAAGAGGCGATACCGCCAGAATTTCGAGATAAACCGTATTTTAAAGATAAGACGTTCCCTGATCTAGTTAAGGACCATGTCAATTTACAAACCCTTCTTGGGCAGCGACCGGCAGGAATCCCGGCAGAAGACGCTTCAGATGCAGAATGGGGGACGTTCCTAAGCTCTCTCCGGCCTAAATCAGGTGACGAGTATGAGCTTCCGGAAACCGAATTTTCTAAGGAGAAAGGGCGGAGTGATGAATATGTCAAAGCCGTTAAAGATGTCCTTTTTGATGCGAATGTTAATAAACGTCAGGCAACAGCTATTCTTTCTGGTTTTGAGAAATTTCTAGCAGACGGGGTAGAGGGACAGGCAACTCAAACTGGAGAACAGAAGGCTGCAAGAGAAACAGAGTTTGAGGGTCTTTTAGATACAGAGTACAAAGGCGAGAAGCAGAATGTAATCGAGCGTACAAAGAAACTCATGACCGAAATGGTGACTCCGGAGTTGAAGGAGAAAGTCACTGCTGTTTTGAAAGATGTATCTAATGAGACGTTGTTTGCTCTCACTGCTGTTTTAGAAGGGGTTCACAAAAAGTATATCGCTGAGGATACTCCTCCCGGTGGTGGTGACAATGTCGGAGGTGATGCGGGATCGCTACAGGCCGAGGCTGAGGGCATCATGAAGGGCGACACGTATAAGAATTTCCGTGCTGCTGGACACGATGCAGCAAAGCAGAAGGTCCGGGATATATTTAAGCAAATTTCGGAGATGAAGAAATAAGTTGTTATTTTTGTTGACAAGCTGTTTGTTTTCTAGTTAAATATAAATAGAGCGGGGAGTATCGAAAGATATCCGCGGTCAAGCCTGCCTTATGGCGACACGTCCGAGAGGTCTCGGGGAGCGTACCTTCTAAACGTGTTTAAAGAGTTTTACCATAGGAGGCTACATGCCCGCACAAATTGAAACCGCTCAGGTAATACAGTTTTCTTCCGCCGTTCATCTCGCTGCACAACAGATGAGGGCTCGTTTTGCACCGTTGTTCCCTGTCAAGCAGTTGACAGGAAAATCCTTTGCTTACGACGGCATCGGATCGATCGAGGCCCAAGAGTTAAGTGGCCGTTTTAACCGCGTTACTTTTTCTGATCTGAAAGTTACCAGACGTAAAATTGGTAGACGTCGATTTTCTCTTACCCTTCCGTTTGATGAAGACGACGCGTCAAAGGTTCTTATCAACCAGGAAGCTGAATATTCACAGGCTTGCGCCATGGCGATGGCTCGTGTTTATGACCGTATTGGTGTTGAGGCTTCTTTGGCGTCAGTTTCTACTGGCGAGGATATGGATACAACCGTCGCGTTTGCTGCTGACGGTGGACAGACAGTTACAGCTACTGCCGGGTTGACGTATGAAAAGCTGCTTGAAACCATTCAGAATTTTATCGATGCCGATGTTGGCAACGATATGATGGAAGATTTTATCTTCTGTGTTTCTGGTGACGAGCATACAGCCTTGATGAAAGAAATTGAATTGACGTCTGGTGATTACAGTCGTCAGTATAGTATTGATAAAGGTGCTATCCAGGAAGCTACTGGTTTACGTTTGATTAAGTTTGCCGCAAATGCAACAGATCCGATCTTGAGCGTAGCTAGTGGTGTTCGTGATTGTATCGCCATGAGCTCTCGCGGTCTGTGTTATGCTATGCCAAAACAGTTTGAGATCGTTGTTCAAGATCGAACTGATTTGGTGCAGACGAAGCAGGTGCAGGTGAATTGGACCCTTGGTGCTGTACGTACTGAAGGCGTCTTGGTTCAAAAAGTTACAACAACCGACTAATCTTTTTTAGTCAATTACTTTTTAACGATTTCTAACAAAGGAGTGTTTTTATGTCAACTGATCAATATGCAGATTCTCAACGACAAAGCGGATTACCGGCTAGAGCGCATGAGTCTAGCGGCGTTAATTTGAGGTTGAGAACCATTACGTTTGAGACGTTGGTGGCAGATGATATTAACGATATCAGACGTCTTTTTACCGTCGGGGCTCATGAAATTCCTGTTGAGTGTAAGATCATTAATGACGCTGTTGCAGGGCTAACTGATCTCGATGTTGGTCTTTATCGTCCAGGTGTAGGTGGGGCGGTTGTTGACGCCGACGCTTTGATGGATGGTACCGATATCAACGCCGGTATTGCTTGGGCGTCAGCGACAGATGGTCTTGCGGCTCTTGGTGTTGAAGAGCGAGGTGTTTTATCGTTTCTTGAAATTGCTAACGACGTGGCCACTGATGACGCTATCGGTAAGATCCCGGCTGACTCTTATGATGTTGTATTAACTTACAACTCAGAGATCACAGGCGCTGGAACGATAACCGTTATGTTATGGACTATCGACCAGCAATAAGTAGCGTTCTATTGTAATTTAGAGCGCACGCGAGTTATCGCTTGCGTGCGCTCTTTTATTTAGGAGGGTATATGGCTAGACCCGGCAGCGATGTTGCTATATGCAACTTGGCACTCGATCTCCTTAAAGAGGCACCTATCACGATCATCTCCACCCCGGTTACTAAAGTCGAAGCTCTTTGTGCGCGTTGGTATGTCTTGATGCGGCAGGCTCTTCTTTCTGCGTATAACTGGAATTTTGCTTTGAAGAGTGCGGCTGCTAATCGGGGAGGAACACCGACCATAACTAATTTTACCGACTACTATACACTCCCTAACGACCTTTTGAAATTACGAGCTATTACTGATCCCGACATACCTTTAAGCAGAAGAGATTTTGAGATACAGGGGAATGGGCTTTATTATAATAACGATGAAGAAGACACCCTGGATATATGGTACACCAAAGACGAAACGACGGTATCTCTTTACCCAGCCCTGTTTATAAAATTATTTTCTGAAGAGCTGGCTATTGTTTTGGGTAAAAAACTAACTGCCCGCGCGAGTATTATGAAAGACATTAAAGAGGATAGGTTAGAGACACGACGTTTGGCGCGGGCTATGGATGGGCAAGTAAGAGCGCCGTATAGGTATGAGAGTAGTCGAATTGTAAATGCTGGATTAAATCCTTCAGCCGGTGTTAACGGGGTTGCTGGGGATTATGAGTTTGATTTTGAATATGACTAAGGATTATCTATGTTTGAACAATTCCTATCTAATTTCTCTGGTGGGGAGGTTTCTGAAGAAATCTTCGGTCGCTACGATTCCGAGCTCTATAAAAATGCTTTAGCACGTTGTGAAAATTTCTTTTCTCTGATCCAAGGCCCCGCGCAATATCGTGGTGGATCTACGTATGTGCACCCTTCCCGTCTTCAGAAAACATCCCGTATCGAACGATTTAAGCATAACGACGAACAGGTATACATCTTAGAATTCACGGATGCGAAGTTACGTATCTACGAGGATGCAGCGATCACTACTAGTGCGGCAACTACCGAAACGATTGCTGGCGCTACTCAAGCAGGGCCCTGTGTTTTAACAATCACCGGACATGCTTTAACGACTAACGATGAAATTTATATTTCCGGAGTCGTTGGTATGACGGAACTTAACGGACGATTTTTTCGGGTGGTTAACTTAGGTGCTAACACAGTGTCATTAAAAGATTTATTTGGCAACGCCGTGAATAGTACAGACTATACAGCGTATGCTTCAGCCGGCACGGCAGCCCCCGTTTATGAAGTGACTTCTCCTTATGCGGAAGCAGATTTAGAAGACTTCCAATTTGACCAGGAAGGAAACATAGCGTATTTTGTTAGCCGGGGCTATGCGCCATATAAGTTGACACGAGTAAGTGCTACGGCTTGGACTTTTGCTACCTACGCCCGTACAGCTGATCCGTTTACCGGTGCTGATAAATACCCTGGCGCTGTGGCTTTTTACGAAGGGTGTTTGTATATGGGCAGCTCTAATGATTATCCTGACCGGCTCTGGCGTACGCGAGGACCGCAAGCTACGGGGGCTACTAGGTATGAGGACTATACTACTGGGGAAGACGCAGACCACGCTATCATAACTTCCGTAGCGACAGGCACAGGAGATATAGCGTATATCCAATGGCTAGCCGGGTTGCAAGAATTTATAGCGATAGGAACAGAGGGCGGGGTGCTAGGTATGGATGGTGGCGGGGATGCAGCTATCACGCCTTCAAATTATCGTATCCGACCTATCGACCCTGTTGGTGTTCAGGGCATCATGCCTGTTGTTAACGGGCAGTCAATTTTTTATATGCAGAAAGGTAGTCGCACGTTACGAAGTTTTGATTACGATGTTCTATTGGATAACTATAAATCCACAGATAGACAATTTCTCGCTTCTCATCTTACCCAAGGAGGAATTAAACAGCTTGCAATTCAGCGGTGGAAGACTGATCTTCTTTGGGCTGTTCGTAATGACGGCGTATTGATCTGCCTAACGATCAAACCAAAAGAGGATGTGTCGGGTTGGCACAGGCATAAATTAGGTGGTAGTGGGAGTGTTATAAGTATCGCCGTTGAGCCGCAGGTAACGGGTTACGATAGGCTATACGCTGTCGTTGAAAGAACGATAAATAGTACGACGACGAGGTATACTGAGTACACCAATGAACCGTACGAGGGTGTACGACGAGACGACTACTATACCGGTGAAGATAACGAAACCGCTGACGATGTTGTTTATGATGCTGCGTTATTTGCTGCACAGCAGGATGCTATTTATCTTGATAGCTCTTTAACTTACGATGGGGCGGAGACAGACACCATTACTGGGCTTTGGCATTTAGAGGGAGAGACAGTTTATGCGTTGACAGACGGTAGAATACATGCTGCTTTAGTTGTAGCGGACGGGTCAGTTACCTTAGATTGGGACGCGGAAGTCGTCCACGTAGGGTATAAATACCGTGGTGTCGTCATCCCGTTAAACCTTGTCGTGACTGGGCAGTTGCAGAATTCTATATCCTTCGGTAAGAATGTAAGCTCCTTAGCACTTGTTGTTTCACATACGATAGGTGTAAAGTATGGCACTTCGTTTTACGATTTAGAAGATATCGCTGCAACGGAGACAGGTGGAGATACGGACTCCCCTCCGGTACCTGTTACCGGGGTGATATCTTTACCACACGCAGATTCGTGGTCGTCGGATAAACGTATTATGTACGTCCAGGACGACCCGTATCCGTGTATGCTTAATGCTTTTAACGCCACGGTCGAAGTCGGAGAAAAATGATAGTCAAGCCGTTTAAGATGGGAGACTATGTAGACGCTAAGTTAATTAACGGTGTAGGGTTTGAGAAATGGAATCTAGCAAATGGTATTGTCGGTGTGTTGTTGCTTATGGAAAAGAGTAAGACGTTCTGGACGGTTTGGGAAGGTGACTCGGTAGTGTTTATTGCTGGCTGGTATCAGGCATGGGAGGGTGTGGCTGAGGTATCGTTATTTCCGACGGAGCTTTTTCGTCATAGAATTTTGGGTTCGGTAAAGCTGTTGAAAAAAGGATTAGGTTCTTTGGCTAAGAGATCGCGCAGGGTACAGATAAATTGTAGAGACGAGGAGCTCTTTTTAAATTTTGCTAAACGATTGGGGTTTTCGTATGAAGGACGGTTACGAAAATTCGGATATGACGGAAAGGATCACATAATGATGTCAATAGTAGGAGGAAGCTAATGGCCGAAGTAGCCTTGTTAGTTGCTGGTCTCGCAGCCGGCGGATCACAAATTTATTCTGGGATAGCCAAAAAGAACGCGGCTGGGGAAACCGCCAGTCTCCAGGAGGAGCAGGCGAAAATTGCGCTATCTGAGTCTGAACGGGAGGCCGGACAAAAGTCAGACCAGCGTAGAAAGTTTCTTGCTGAACAGAGAATGGCTTACGTTGCGAGTGGAGTTTCTTTGATGGGGACGCCAGGTATTGTTCAGGAGGCCACGTTTAATGAGTTTCAGAAAGAGATAGACGCAATTATAAAGTCTGGCGCAGCAAAATATACTCTAGGACACCGGCAGGCCGCTGTTACAAGAAAGTCTGGTAGGGCCCAGTTAGTTTCCGGTATTCTATCCGGAGTCGGTACGATCGGCACTACCGCACATAAATCAGAAATTTTTGAATAGGAATACGTATGCCAAAAATATCAACGTACACAGCAGGGAAGCTGGCTTCCGAACAGGTTGGAGTGCCTTCGACAGATCAGAGTGGCGCTATTATCGGCGACGCCGTTACCAGGGTAGCGGGCGGTATTGTAAATGAAATTGATGCAGCTCTGACGAAGCAGAGGAATCTACTCCAGCGAGCAGAGGTTACAAAGAAGATTAGTCAGTTTGATTCTGATATGGCAGTCACCTCAGCAAAGATTAAGCAGGAGAATCTTTCGTCTCCGGATGCGGGGGTTAAACAGCTCGAAGCTCGTCGAAAAGAAATTTTTGAGGGATACAAGGTTGGCATTACTGATCCGGATGTTAAACTTCAGTTTGATGCTTTAGGGTCTGAGAGTTTGGTTAAAGGCCAGGCGTTAGATAAGATTTGGGCTTTCCAGGAAAACAATAGACTCATTCAGAAAGATCATTTTGATCGTATTTCTAATGACGTGGCTTTTGCTGGCCAGACAGATAATTTTAACGAAGTTATCGAGAAAGCGTATTTACTAGATAAAGATAGAGAAGATTTTTACCAGGCGTGGGGCGGAGTTATAGAGGGTGGCCAGGTAATAGACAAAGGGCAGGAAGGTCTGTTGAAGTCTTATTTCTACGGCCAGTTGTCTAAAGGAAATGCTTTTAAGGTCTTAAAAGAAATCGAGAGTGGACAGTTTGGGCCTACTGATGACACTAACGGATTGATCGACCCACAAAAATTGAAAGCGATGAAGACTGCCGCCACGACAATGGCTAAAGCAGGGAAAGACGACGCGGCGGCTAACGCATTGATAGGTGCAGTACAAACCAATTATGATATCGACGCAGCATTAAATGAGCCCATATCCGCGACCGAGGAGAAGATTAATTCTCTTTCCTTCGAGATCGAGAAGAAGAAAGAGCTAGAGAAAATAGGCGAAGTAAGCGCCGAAGAGATAGCTGTTTTAGAGCAACATCAAGAGTTACTAGAGAATATTAGAGGGACACAGATGTCTCGTAGTAACATGTTTGTTGTACCTGATGAGCAGGTACAGGCAGATATGACTGCCCGGTTCTTTGGGCTTTTTGGAAAGAAAGGACTGAAAGCCCCTTTCAAAGCGACACTTGAAGAAGTGTTTAAATTTCAGCAGGACCTCGTAAAAAATAGAGACAGTTTAGACCCTGCTTTTGTTAAGAAGTATTCTGCGTTGACACAAGCGGCTTTTCAATCTGAGATACAAGGGTTTAAAAAAGGAAGTAAGCTGGCCACTAAAAAAAGCTGGTTTGGGTTAGGGCCCACAGTTGCGGAAGATAAGGGGCAGCTAACAGGTTCTAAAAAACTCCAAAATATTTTCTCCGATATGATAGGTCAGCATAATCCTGAAGACGGGAACCAACAACTCTTTGAGACCATGCAAATTTTCGTTGACGACCTGGATGAGCGATTAGATTTAAGAAATGAAGACGATTTACAAATGCTTCCACAAGTTGATATAGACCAGTTGATGACCAGTGCTAAACGTAAGATGCAGCTAAAGAAGATGGGCCTCCCTATATACCTCGGAGAGAAAAACGTGATATATAATAACGGAGTGGGCTATACTATCGTTGGGTTTGATACTGACGGTATGGCACAAGTGGAGCCGAGATAATGGTTATCAGACTTGATGAACTTCCACCAGAGAGTGCAGTTTCTCCTTTACCAGAAGGTGCGAAAGCTCCTACGACGTCCGTTCGCCTGGATGACTTAAATGCGATGCAGGATGGACAGAAGGTTCAGCAGGAGGACTTCGATTTAAGTAATCTGAGTTTTACTGAGGCTGAGGCTAATGTACTAAAAGCAAAAGGCAAGATAGGGCATTTTGAACAGGCCGTTCGCATGAAGAAGATGGAGAAGGTTCCCGTCGTTGGGTTGCCTTTTTTATTATACGAGGCTGCGGCTGTTCAGCGTTCTTTCACCAGGCTCCAGAAAGACGAGTATGGAGACAATGACGAGTTGAGAGTGAAGGATATGGAGACGGCTGAGAAGGCCATAAAATACGCCGGCGAGGAACAGCTTCGTGGATTTACTTGGGGTGGACAGGTTGTCGAAGGGGCAGCACAGCTCCCTGCGTATATGGTTGAGTTTGCACTAAGTAAATTTTTTGCCGACCCAGGTGCCACGACTGCGGCTCGGTTTACTGCTAAACAGTTGTTAAAAATGGGTGTCAAGAAAGGGGCTCAAAAATTCGCGGCTGGGGCGACTAAGATGGCCACGGCTGCGGCGATCAGGACAGGAACGGTCTTTGCTCCGCGTGTGGCGACTGGATTTTACGAGCAAGAGGCGGCTTTAAATCTCACTCCTACAGACAAGGGACTTCAATTAAATGAGCAGGTACAGTCGGCTCCGGTTACTTCTTTTATGAAGGCTCTGGGTGACGTCTATATAGAGGTATTCTCCGAAGAGGCGGGGAAGTACATATTCAATCCAGCATTTAAGAAGATGGGGAGTGCTAAATTTCTTGCCGGTACTGGTAAGGTTATTAAAGACATGTTTAAGAAATTGCACCCTCTCGAGTCTGTTGGAAAGTTATTTACGAAGACCGGGTGGGATGGATTCATTCCTGAAGTTCTCGAAGAGGTTTGGGGGGACCAGATGAGAGCTTTTTTTAACGTCGAAGATTTCGGGTCCGATGGTGGTACTCTCGATAGGATGATTGCAGCCGTACCTTCTGGTGACGAGCTTGCTGTTATGATGGGTGTTTTGGCGGTACCTGGTGCTACTCATCTTGGGATGCAGCAGGGTTTTGCTGCGCTAAATAGATACCAGCAGGCCAAGAAAAAGGCCGGTGTTCCTGAAGCACGGACCAAGGCGCAGGAGATATTAAGAGAAGAGGTTGACCCGGTTGAGAGAGCTGTTGAGGATGCTACAGCCCCGCTTCCGCAGGTCGAGCTATCTAAAGAGGAGCTCGAGCAACTAACGATAAAGAAGCGCGAAGGTGGCGTGGAATTTGACGCGTCGAAGCCAGCACCGGAACGTAAGGTGGTAGATGAGATCACCTCGTCAAAAGAATTTAAAGAAGCAGACCGCGAGAAGCAGATGGAGCTATTAATTCGTGGACGTACGGCTGAGTTGGATGTCCAGCGCACCGCGATCGAGAAGGAGATGACAGCACTCGAGAAGGACGTAAAGCAGCTTCAGAAATCAGAGGACAAGACGGCTGCAAAGGTGGTAGAGCAGAAGCAAAAGCAGCTAGTATCTCTATCAAAGCAGCTCATGTCTGTCCATGCCCAGCTATCTGATGTCACAGATTCTACTGCTGAGGAATTGGCTCGAGAAAAACTCGTATTGCCTGGTGAGACTTTAGAGACTCTTCGCGGACGTGCGCGTAAGGTGGGAGAGCGTATGGCCCGATCAGAGACAGAAACCGTATTCCGTAACGAAAAAGCACAGGCGGAGGAACGCCGGACCGCACTTGTTAAATACCTTCAGGCGCGTCTTCCCGGACCCGAGAACGCAAAGCTCCGTGAGAAGTTTACTCTCCGTGCGGCTAAAGATATGACAGAGGCGAAGCTCCAGAAGTTTTTCGCTGAGGTCGAGAAGCTACGTGAGACAGTCCGAGCGAAGCAGTTACGCCAGCGGGCAACTTCGATTACCGAGAGGATGAGGTCCAAGGTCGTTAACGGTGTCAAGAGGGGGGCTTTTGCTAACGCCAATATCCAGCGTTTAGCTGATGAGGTGATAAGAGTGGCGTCTCTATCCAGGCCGGACGCAGAAAAAGAGCTTGCGGATGTCCATAATCAGATCGTGAAATTGTTAGAGTTAGGAGAGGGGCAGAGCGAGGCGGCTGACGAATTGCGGTATAGAGCAGATATTTTGTCAAAAATAAGTGGCCTCGAACAGCGAAATGCTGACGAATTAGAGACGGCTATCGATGCAATATCCCGGCAACTAGCTCAATTTCAAACTGGACGAGACGTGGTTAAGGAGCTTCGTAAGGCGCAGAGAAAGGCTGAAGAGGTTAGCACGGTGTCTGAAATCAAGAAAGTTAGCTGGGAGCCGAAGTCAGGGATCGGCAAGATATTTAAGAAAGCGAGTAGGGGGATTAGTAGCTTCTTTGAGTTTTCGGCATTTAATTTAGGCGAGTTTTGGGGCAATCTAGGTGGCGGAAAAGAGGGTTCTTTTATCGACCGGATGGTTGTTCAGCCACTCAAGAAGATTTCACGGAACACTGCGGCCATACAGATAGCGATGGATCGGAAGGTCCGGCAGGCCATGTTGGATATCTATGAGATCCCTATGCAGAACACGCGGAAGTACGTGAAATTCCTCACTGAGCGCATGTCTATTGAGCCCTCGGATGACCCGAACGTGTCGCCATATATAGCCACCGTTGTTTTGAATAACGGAGAGACGAAACAGTTCAAGATGTCCCGGTGGGACGTACTTTACTGGTATGCTTCTGCATATCAGGGGGAAGGTGTCCAGGATGCGGAGGCTTACGAAACTTTGACCGGGGAGAACGAGCTTGCCGCTATCAGAACGCAAGCTGAGTTAGAAGGTAGCGGGGCTAAACAGACTTCGGATTTAGAAGACCTCAGAGAAATTGTAGACATGATGTCTTTTGCTGAACCCAACCCGTTAGTCGATGATGGAGAAGGTGGAAGTGGGAAGACGAGATTAGGTGGGGGTCATATTGCTCAGTTTTTACGCGGTGAAAAAACAGCGGTAGTTGAGGTAATTTTACAGAAGATGGAGGCAGGTAAAGAGCTTACAGAAAAGCAGAATGAGAAATTACAGGAGTTATTATCAGGGTACAGAACAGAGGTATTAGGCCAGGAAAACGCGACAGAAGATAGTATTGACGATAAGGTGGCCGAACGGGCGAAGGGTATTAAAGGAAACGCAATCCCCGCTGAGGTTTTAGAAAATATGTTCGCTGATCTGACACCCCAGGACAGGCAGTTTGCTATGGAAATGAGGAAGATATTTACCTCCTTCTGGCCGCTGATCAACCCCGTGTATGCGCGTGCTACAGGCGTGGATATGACAAATATCGAGTCTTATATGCCAAGAATTAAGAAAACCGCTTCCGTAAAGTCCGTCCAGGACCTTCTCACAGAGTATTCTATGATCGAGGCTCACGTGACGCCTTTTCCTGGCTCCACGAAAGAGCGCCGAACGACCTCGACAGCTCCGTTCGCTCAAATAGGGATGATGGATGTATTCATGGGGTTCCGGGACATTATGAGTCATTGGATAGCCACACACGACATCACAGCTCGTATGCAGGGGTATCTGAGGAACCGTGCTGTCCGGGATGCTATTAACGAGGCGACAGATGGGGTTCAGGATAAGGCTACCGGGGAATGGCGAGATGGTTCGTATGTAAAGATGATGGATTTCCACCTAAAAGGTCTTGCCTCGAGAGGCAGGACAGATAACAATATCCGGCCTCCGGCGATGGATTTGTTACGTCGGAATCTGAGTCGTTCGGTTCTGGCCAAGCCTAAACAGTTTGTTCTACAGCTGTCTTCTGCTTTTACAGCCATCCAGTCGATTGGGCACGTTAATTTCGTTAAAGGTATTGCCTCCTTTATGCGGGATCCAGCGGGGGCAAATAAGTTGCTCAGTAAAGCGCTGTCTCAGCATAATAGATATAAGAATATCATGATCGAAATGAAGGAAATTCAGGACCTAATCCGCCTACAGCGGACTCGATTTAGAGATAAATTTAACTGGTTTGACAAATATGCTTTTATGTTCGTCCGGGGTGGTAATAGGGGTGGTATTCTTATAGGTGGCTGGGCGGTATTTAAAGAGGCGTATGATCGCACAAACAATATAGATACGGCGTACGAGGCGCTCGATAATTTCGTTCTAAATTCTCAGCAATCGGCTCTTCGGGAACAGCAGAGTGCTGCTACGGTGGGGCCGCAAAGGTATCTGTTTCAATTTATAAGTGCGGTATCGCAGTTTGCCAGGCAGTATCACCGTTCTTGGACTAAGATGATAAAGGACCCCTCAGCAAAGAATGTTCAGCAGTGGGCTAGAACGATGGTCATTTTCCACGTTTATATCCCTGCTGCCAGGTGGGCTATCTCTCAGATAGGTGTTCCACCGCCGGAGGATGAGGAAGACGAGGCAAAACGTCTAGCTATGCTGGGCGCGCAGATGATGACAGGGCCGTTTGCCGGTCTCTGGATTCTCGGCGATATTGGTTCTTTCGCGGCTCAGGCTATTACAGGATATAAGGGTTTTGATTCCGGTCCTGCTGTCGTGCAGGCCATGAATAAAGCTAAGAAGACCACGGCGAAAGCGATACGCAAAGCCTTCGAGGAGGATGTCGAATTAGAGGACGTTATGAAGCAAGTTTTCAAAGCAGGAAAACAGGATGTTGGCTTGACAACGGGTATGCCTTCAGGGATAATAGATAGTATACAGGCGCTCTATCTCCACTCAGAAGGAGAATGGGACCCTGTTGACACGCCCGGCCTCTTATACGGGCAATCTGTAGAGATGATTAACTACCATAGAGGAGTATTTTAATGACAGTTGATGCCTCAAATGCACGTACGCAATTAGCTGTATCCGGCTATGATTATGATTTCACTTTTAAAATTTTTGCCGATACAGAGATATCGGTTTATGGTGTTGATTCAGATGATGCTGTGACGTTGTTAGTTTTGGACACCGACTACGTGGTTACTATTAACACGGAAACGGAAGGTGGTACGGTTCAGACAGGCTCATATGTTGACGAGGTTTGGACAGAAGCCGAACCGGAAGATTACGACGAGATTTTGATGTTGCGGGCCATACCGTATACCCAGACGGCTGATCTTCCTGCACGCGCGGGAATTAACGAGACAGTTATTGAAAATGCTCTTGATCGCCTGGCTATGCAGATCCAGCAGATTAATGATGCCATTGACTATTCGGAAGACCAAGACCCGCTCGCAGTAGCGTCAGCGTCAGCTTCGGCGGATACCGCAGTTGCGGCAGCGGCGGAGGCTTCAGACGACGCAGACTATGTGGAGAGTGTCGTGGATGATGTTGACAATGCGATCTCAGATGCTATTGGTACGGCCAACGATATTGATACTGGACACGATCATGACGGAGTTAGTAGCCGGTTAATTGACTACGGCGATATAGCAAATGCACCTACTACGTTTACGGAGACTTTTACCAGCAGCGGCACATTCACTGTCCCGGCTGGGGTTACAGAAGTTCTAGTCACCGAGATAGGTGGCGGGGCCGGAGGCGGTGGAACAAACGCCGATGGTGATGACGGTGGCGGCGGCGGCGGCGGTGGTGAGTCTTCAAGATTTATTCATAAGGTCACGCCTGCTGACGGAACTTACGGTAACGATCGGCGCTGGTGGTGCAGGTGGGGTCGCGGCAGCAGATGGTGTATCAGGTGGCGAAACATCTTTTGATTCCATTCCTGTTTCCGGCGGTGTAAAAGGACTTAGTGGTGCTAACGGTGGTACCGGAGGAGCAGGGGCATCGGCAAATTCAACAGATTTAGATGGCGCAGATGCAACAGATGGTAGCGGTGCTGCTGGAAATGCTATATATTTATCTTTTGCTGGAGGAGCAGGTGGCTCTAGTACAGGCTCAGCTAATAGTGGTGGCGGTGGCGGCGGCAGTGTTGCTATCGGTACGGGTGCCGGTGGTGCTGGTGGAAGTACAAGTGAAAACGGCAATCCTGGCGTTGGCTTTGGCTGTGGTGGTGGAGGTGCTGGTGATACCGGGACAGATAAAACAGGTGGGGCGGGTATAGCAGGTCTCGTAATTGTTCAATGGTAATTAAACTATGGCGGTACAATCATAGTAAAGGAGAAAAAACATCATGCTAAAATCAATCAGAAATAAAAAAGGTGAGTTGGCTATGATTACGATTATCGGGTTAGCGACGGTTGCTGGACTGTTGGCACCGGCTGTTGTTAGTAACACGGTTAGTGGACGATTTAAGAAACACGGAAAGACCATCTGGTGTAAAATGCAGAATAAGGGAAACGATTATTGCGATATCAAGTATAACAATTAATAGTAAATTGCGCCGCCATAAATTTTTATTAGTGGGTAAATAATTAAGGGGGGAGTATGAAAAGAAGTGGTCTTTTTGCGGTAGTCATTTTATTAACTTTAGTGGGTGTATGTTTTGCCGCGCCTCGGTGGGTACCGAGAGCGTATTATGACTCTGACCAGCAGATTACGTCAGCGTCTACGATTCTCTATGACGCTACGGTGTATTATACAGGTGTCACGGCGGGAGATAGGCTTACTCTTAGTAACGAGGTAGCGGTAGGGGCAGTAGATCAGGACGATATATTTTTTACTTTTGCGGCGCCTGCGGCACACGGGACTTTTTTATATACCCCGGAAAGAGCTCTAACGGTTGACGGTGGTATATACCTCGACATAGATAAATCGGGCGGGACATTAGGTGTTAATATAACGTATCAATAAAAGGCGTTAATAAAAGAGGGAGGGGTAAAATGGAACAGGTAAAATCGGTATTGAAACATCTTGCAGATGCCCTTGCAGTGTTACAGGATCTTATTGAGCAAACAGGGATAGATAAGAAGCGAGCTATCGAACGACAGAACCAGGCTCAAGAGTCTCTTGTTGCTATAGAGGCACGTGAGAAAGTCGTTCTTGAGAAGGAAAGGCTTATTCAGACAGCTGAAGAGCTGGAAAAAAGAGAGAATGATCTCGCTTATGGGGTCTCTAATTTAGAGACAAAGGTAAAAGTGTTTGAGAGAAAACAGTCTGATCGTCTAGCTCTATTGGACGAAAAGGAAGATGATTATAAAAATCGTAACGAGGATCTTAAACAGCGGATAGCCGCCCTTGAGAAAGAAAAGAAAGGGTACAAAAACAAGTTACTGGCTTCTCTTGGAAAAGAATAAGGAGGGGGTTATAGATGAGATTAGCTGACGCTTATTTCCGTGATATACCAAATCGCGTGCAGTTACTTGATTACGGCACTCGTACAGATGGACAGCCGGAGTATCTAGGGTACGCCGCAAAAGGTTCTTCAGAAGATTCCGCTGTTTGGGTAATTATAAAATTTACTTACGACGCTTCTAATTTCTTAACTCAAACTGAATCAGTGGGGGAGGCGATATGGTCTTTAAAAAGCGAATATTTCACTTAGCGATTCTGTTTCTATTCTTCGTAACATCCGCGTACGCAACGGACTATAAGATGAGATTCAACCCCCATACAGGACGTCTGGATTGGGTCGTTGCGGATTCATCTCTCTACCAACCTTCTGATGATGTTTACGGCGCAAGTTGGGATGGGTCTATATACACAGCCCCTTCTCAAAATGCTATATATGATAAGATAGAAGCTCTCGTTCTCGAAGCCGGAGTGACGGCCTGGGACGATATAGGCGATCCTGATGGTGATACAGCAATAGCGTTAGACACATACAAAACCGTGTTTTCGTCCACGATAGACGGAGAAAATACGTCTGTTCTTATGATCGAAAATACCGACACCGACCTTGATAATGAAGTCGTACTGCTTACATTACAGCATACAGACGATGGATCTATTAACGGAACATTTTTAGAAGCGAGAGATAACAACGGCGACCTCGTATGGAAACTAGGAGCTGACGGGAAAATGACTATCGGGCCGGGGGCAGCGGATTATATTTTGCCTACAGCCAGGGGTGCGGCAAATACATTTCTAATGGATAATGGCGGGGGAGCAGTAGCCTTCACCGCCCTCACGGACGCACATATTCCAGACGACATAACAGCTTCAGTAGCTTATGACGATATAGGCGACCCAGACGCAGCGGGTTCAATATCTTTTGCTGACGGGGAAACTGCTACATATACCACACTTCAAGATAGCGATACCTTCATGACGTTAGCGAACACTGCTAGTTTAGGGCAGGCAATTTATATGCTGGACGTTACTTACAACGAAGATGACGGCATATACGGTCATTATATCCGATGCCGTGAAGATATGGGCGGTACACCAAACACGGTATTTCAAGTCGGCCCGAATGGCGCTGTCACCACAGACGGGGGTGTTACTGCTTTAGGTACGATCGAAGGTGCTACGCTTACAGAAGGTGGTAACGCAGTTTATAATGCAACAGAGGTTCCAGGTGGAGAGTTAGGCGGTACATGGGCTTCACCGACGATAGATGATGTTGTCACAGTAACCGATTGGACACTAATAAGCCCAGTGGCGACGGACATTTCAGTAACAGGGGCAACGCTTACAGGTAACATTGACTTCGCAGATTTAACGGTTTCAGAGATATTAGCTCTTGACGCTTCTGGTTATGTCCAGACCTTAGCGGTAGCGACATATCCTTCGCTTACGGAACTTGCTCGTCTTAAAGGAATAACAGATTCAATTACAACTCTTT